CGGGTTGGCGGACGTCCAGTGGGCCGCCGTGTCCCTCCGGTGAAGGATCTGGATCGGTGTCGTCATGCGTTTCCCCCATCAAGGAAGGCGCGGAAGACCGTGCCCGCCGCCCCCCCGTCCACTATCGTCGCCACGTCTGCCGCATCGGTCTTCTGCAGGTCGCATTCGTAGTGGTGGATCGAGGACCGCCCCGAGATGGGCCGCACCTTCGTGATGCTGTAAGTCCCCGCGTATCCACTCTCGCTCGTCACGATCTGCCGTTCCTGTTCCGTCACGGTCACGGTCTCCGGGAGGAGGACCACGAGATCAGCAAGGATCTCCTCGCCGGGCAGGCCCGTGGTGGCTTTCCCCTTCGCCTGGGTGAACCGGCACGCCACGTCCTCCTGCTCGTCGATCCATGCGTAGACTGGGGCGTGGTTGCTGTCCTCGCCGATCTTGTCCCGCAGCTGAATCGTGCAGGTGTGGATGAGAAGGCCGGTGAGCATCAGGGGCTCCCCCCAAACAACCGCCCCAGCCAGCCCGTCATGAACCCGATGGCGGCACCCACACCCAGGATCTTGAGCTGGTTACCCTCGACGGACCGGATCCGGCACTCGTGATCGCCCATGTCTTTACTGATCCCCCTCACCACCGTATGAATGAGGATAAGGAGGTCGTGGTCCGTGCAGTCTTTGAGGTCTGATAGTTCGTCCGTCATCTTCCATCCACTCTCCTGACAAAGGTGAGGTGGGGCGCCGAGATGGAGGTCTGGGAGTCCCGGAACTGTTCCAGGAGTATCATGGCCGCTTTCCGCAGGGACTCCGCCGCCCGTGTCACGTCAACAGATGATGCGAATTCCCCCATGCCTGCCTGGAGGTCCCCCACCTGGAGAGCATGGTAGAGGAGGCCCGCCTGCGCGAGCTTCAGGGACGCGCTCTTGATGGCGCCGGTCGCCGACCCGGAGAGGTTGAACTGCCCCAGGTAGGCGTCGATTTCCCTGTCGCCGTCGTCGATGATGGCCTGGAGGACCGCGCTCGAGAGCGCCGATCCCGTCAGGCTCACCAGTTCCGCTGTGCTGCAGTAACTCAATGCCCCACCTCCGGCCTGTCCCTGATGTCAAACTCCCCGCTGCGGGTGTTGGCTGCCATGGGGTCCATGGGGGCGGTCTCGATGGTCATGGTCTCCTCGATCCGCTCGCGGTCCCCCATGCCGGGGGACTGCCCGGTGACCTCATAGAACGCCTGGTCCTCCGCGCTGAACTGGTCCCGGTTCTGCGCGCAGAGCTCCCGCTGCCGTGCCCATTCGCCCGACAGGTATTTCCCGCTGTTCCGTGTGGTGAGCATGAGGGAGTATCCCTCCCTCACGCCTCACCCGCCGTACTCGACGCGGCAGATGGCGTTCGCCACACCGTACTGGCAGGCTGCCCGCATGGTCATGGACATGCCCACCAGGTCCCGGATCGGGTCCTTGTACTGCTCGACCCGGATGTCCTGGCGCATGCCGATGCCGCCAGCGGACCTGGAGTCGAAGACGAGCATGCCGATGTTGGTGTCCGTCTTGTCACCCCATGGCTGGGTGGAGGCCGTGGGCGCGGAGGCGCTGGTACAGCTGACGCCGCACTCGAAGACCCTGCAGCCCATGACCTGTGGGAGGACCCCGCGGTCCACAGCTCCCTGTGCGACGGGGTTGTACCCGGGCACGAAGTCCTTGAACAGGTACGGCGTGATTGCCGGGTGTGTGATGATAACGTCCGGCAGGAAACCGTCCTCGACCACGTAGCCGCGAGCGATGATGGCCGCTATGACCCCGCCAACAGTGGTGATGGCCGCATTGATGTCGTGCTCGTTCCCTGCGTTGTCCATCAGGATCTGAAGCATCCACTGGTTGAGGGTGTTCTCGATCCTGAACCCGGTCTTGCGGACCTCGAGCTCCACCACGTTGAAGAGTGCGTCATCCACCATCTCCCGCGTGATCAGCGGCCGCTCCCCGAACTTCTTGGAAGTCCAGGTCCGTGCCGTGTACGCCTGGTCGTTGATGGGGATTTCCGCCCCCTCCGCGATGAAACCCGCGTAGGTCCCGGTCTCGCCGACATTGATCTGCATGACGTTGGACGTCATGTTGAAGATCGGCACCGCCTGCCGCATGCACTTGGCGGGCTCGCTGCCCTCCAGGATCGTCCGGTAGATCTCGGTCTGGATCAGCGTGCCGGACTCGTTCGCATCGGAGAGCAGGAGGTCACGGGCCCGGTGCGGTTTGCCGTCCTTGCCCTTCACCATGTAGGCGAGCCCAAGCTGCCTCTCCACCAGGGGGATGTCGTGGGTTGCGATCTCCGCGAGGAGCCGCTTCCGCTCCGCGGGTCCCGCGAACTGCGGGTGGGCCCGGAGCGCCTTGATCAGGAGCTGGGTCATGAGACCACCGTCCCGACGATGATGCCCGGCTGGATCAGGATCCGGACCGTGCTGTTCGCTGCCATGTCTTCGACGAACACCCCGAGGACCGAGTAAAGCGTCCTGGGCAGGGCGCCCTTTGCGATCTTCGAAACGGTGCCGCCAACGGCATTGTCGTCGACGATGACGTAGTCACCCTCGCCGGCCGTCAGCTTGTTGTCGGTGTTCGCCACGTAGACGATGCAGCCCGTGAGGGCCACCGAGCCCGGATACCCGCTGGCGGCGTCGCCGATAGCCACGCCGACCGGGGGGTGGGCCAAGGAGGTGGTCTTCGTCACGGTCATGTCGCCCGAGAGGTAGACCACCATCCCAGCCGTGATGGCCCCGCTGGCCTTGAAGTTCTGGGTGTTGTCGCCACTCCAGAGAACGTCGTGGATGGTTGGGAATGATGCAATATCTGCCATGTTCAGGTCACCCCACCGTGCCGGACTCGAGGTCCACGTTCACCGTGTACTCGGGCATGGCCTCAAGGGCCTTGCCGGTATCGGCGGGCGTGGTAACCGGGGGTACCGGCTGTTTCTTCATCTTTTCAAGCTCGGCCTTCGTCTGCTCGAGCTCCTTGTCCCGGGAGGCAGCCTTCTCCTCCAGGGCCTTGACCTGCTTCGCGAATCCCTCTTCCAGGGCCTTGAAGCGGTCCTCCAGTGCTTTCCTGTCTGTGTCGTCCATTCGTTCACTCTCCTTCTTCAGGAGGCTCTCCGCCGGCTCTTTCCCGGCCGGCGTTTCCTTCGGGGCTTCCTCATTGCCCCGGAGGGTGCACTTGCTGCAGGCACCACGGTTTACGGTGGCCGCTCCATCAAAGCGGATCACATCCGCCTCGAAGATCTTCTCCGTGGGGATCCAGCGGTCCCTGGTTGCGAGCTCCACGGACACGAATCCTGCCAGGTCGTGCCGGACCATCTCCAGGGTATCCTTGGACCTGGAGGTCCTGCCGTGGTAGAAGGGATCCCCCATCACGGCCTCGTCCTGGTAGCGGATGTTCCGGATGTCGCCGACCTTGTCGGTGATGTCCCGGGGCATCCCGCCGCTGTGCCGGCTCCAGAGGCTCCGGTCCGTCCAGTTCTGGGCGAACTCTTTGAGCCTCGCCGGCGTGTACCGGCAGGGCGTCTTCTGCACGGAGTCTATCCAGGTCCCGGCCGCCAGGAGCTTCACGTCCTTGACGAGCAGCCCGCCATCGAGTTCCTGCATATTCCCCAGCGTGGGGTTGATGGCCACGTCCAGGGCCTTCTCCTTCAGTTCCGTATCCATCGTCTCCTCCGCCGCCTGCTCTTTCCCTGCCGTCCCGGTGGCGGGCTCAAACAGGATCGGATGATAGTCGTGATCCTGGAGCCATTTCTTCGCCTCGGCTACGGTGAAAAGAGTGCTGTCGAATCGGATGGCCTGTACTTCCGACTTGCCATCGGCCCTGATACCGAAGATGACGTCGATCCCGCGGCCGAACTTGTTGTTCTGCCTCCGGATCTTGTCCTCCGGGTACTGGTCAGGATCGCGTATCCTGGCCGAGTGCTCACCGGGGAATGGCATGTATATATATGGTTTGTAGTATCTATAAACTGATTCTCACTACTATAGAGGACTATAGAAGGGGGATAATCAGATAGGAGAAGGAGATAGAGAGGGCTCCCCCCCAGTCCCGTTCTGTCGCTGTCGATAGAGATATTTATAAACTCCATCGGGAGTCACCGGGATTCCACTCATCCGTGTGAGATTCCAGGCGACCACTGAGTGGGGGTCATCCTTGTGTTCTTCGATGTAATGCTTCATGGCCGGTGTGAAGGCCACACCCCGGGTCACACTGCCCTCCTCCTGAAGTGGTGCATGGTCAGCTCGTTCACGGCGGGGACCATCTTCAGGTTGTCCCTCTCCAGGGCGGCGACCCGTTCGCGGAGGATGGCGACCTGGTCCTCTACAGACGGTTCGGGGACCGTCCCCATGGGTTTCTCCTCCCCCTTCGGGCCCGGCTTTCTCTTCTCTTTCATGTCACCTTCCTCGCCTTCATCCGCTCCACCTCATCATCTGGCAGACCCATCGGCCACCAGTTCCGGGGGTCCGCGGGCTGGACCGGAGGGGCCTTCGGGTCTGCCTGGATCACATCGGGGCGCCAGAACCGCGCCAAGTAGTACTCGGCCATGAACCACGTCTCCCACTGGAACCGCTGCCGCCATTGGGGGGAGGCCAGCGCCAGGATTATATCAGCTCTGATCTTCGACCCGTACAGGCGCCCCATCATGGGGTCCTTCTCG